ATCACACCAGACTGACCCGCTGTAAGATTTGTTGGGTTGCCGAGCGTCCGGTTACCACCAAGCGTCACCGAGAAGTTGTTACCGACCGACATATCGACCGCGATGGTCGAGGCATCTGTCAGCGCGTCGATTGCCATATAAGCATTGCCAGTGGCTGACATCGTTCCGCTAAAAGCAGCCGTTCCACTCACGCTTGGAGACGCGATAGATGGAGACGTGCCGAAGACAAGAGCACCGCTCCCTGTTTCATCTGTCACGGCAGAGGCAAGGTTTGCGCTTGAAGGTGTCGCCAAAAAAGTCGCGATACCAGAGCCAAGGCCAGAAACACCAGTCGAGATTGGCAACCCAGTTGCGTTCGTCAGCGTCACTGAAGCAGGCGTACCGAGAGCCGCAGATCCCGTTACAGTGAGCGTTCCTGCAACAGTAAGTGTTTTCCCCGATCCGACATTCAGGCCAACAGATGTGCCATTGCCGGCAGCGTTAAAGACACCATCGACCGTATCAAGGTCAGTGTTGATCTTGCCACCCCAAGTATCGCGTGACGCGCCAACTTCTGGCTTCGTCAGGTTGAGGTTAGTCGTATATGTATCTGCCATTACGGCCTCCTACTGCACAACCCAGTTCTGGGAGTTCGCAGATTGAACTACCCAATTCTCTACCACAATTTCTTGCGTTTGCCACGTCTCCGATACGATACCCTCTGGCTCCCAGAGATAGCGTCCCGTTGCACTCATTCCAGATGACGCAGCACCCGTCGCGATTGCTGAAAGCGTCACCTGCACCTGCGCTGTTGCTGTTGAAGCAGCAACGATGTCTAGCAACCCATACCATGTAACAGTTGCACCCGCAGTTGCATCTGACTGAGCAACAATCTCTGACGAAGCTGCAAGAATACGCGTCGGTGTAAATACGCCGTCACTTTCGCTTGTACCAATAGCCTCTGCAAGCTGCACGGCATACCCGTCAGCCGTCGCGTCAGACTGCGCCGCGATAGCAGCAGAAGCGCCTCTGATGGCATAAGCGTTGGCAGTCGAGTTGCTCGTCGCCGCAATCGTCGCCGACACTTCTCTGACACGCTGCGCTGACGCTGTTGCGTTACTCGTAACAGCTATGTCGCAATACGCGATCTCGGTATCAGCGGCGGCTGCTCCAGACGACGAGACAGATATAACTGTAAGCGTCGCGTCTGTGGTTCTGGTCGGTACTGCCGCTGCATCAGAAGAGGCCGCGATTGTGCAAGTAGCGTCTATGACTAACGCGGTGCCGTAGACACCTAAGCCATAGTCAAAACTACCGTAATCGCGACCATTCGCCATCTATTAGTCCAACGTGATGGTCAAAGCGCCTGTGTTGAACCGAAGAACGTCGCCAGTGTCGATGGTCTTCGAAGTTGTCAGGTTAGCAAATGCCAAAAGATTACCGCTTGACGAGGCATCGAAAATACCCGCCGCAACAACTGTACCCCATGAACCGCCTGCTGTTGGGAACTCAACTGCGGCGCTGTTCGCTGCTGTCGTTGGTGCTGTGCCTGTAACAGTGAAGTTTACAGTCTGACGAGCATAAGACGTACCTGACACTTCAGTGCCGCCGCCCGACTCACCAGGGGCAACTGTGTAAAGCGCAACATACCAAGATGTGGGGCGTGTCGCTGAGTTCGTCGTGAAAACCCAGTTCAGAACAAGGTCTTCTGTGTAATTCGTAAAGCCTGCCATTTCTAACTCCTTAACCGTAAGTTTTGCGCGTGCGAGCGACTAGAGGACCACCACTATGCACCGCCTTATCGCTTTCCAAGGCAAGCGCTTCGAGACGCGAATTATACATATTCGCGAACAACCCGACACGCTGATCGTCTAAGAGATACGGTGCGGCGTGTACGAGTGATCCATAAAGGTAAAGATCTGGCGCTTTAACAAGGAGCCAGTTTGACGTGTTCTGGTTACTGAGAGCGGGGATCTTCCCGTAATAGATCATCTCAATATCGATATTCGATCCCGGTGCAGGGATAATCTCAAGCGCATCGTCCATGATCGAGTAGAAGGACGGCTGAGTAACGATCTGCTGCTTGTTAATCCGGTCAGCCTCGTTCAGCGTTACATAACTGAGTGGCTGCGCGCCATCGATGATATGGATATTGATCGCCTCAAGCCAGTCACCGGGAAGCTGTACATATTCTTGGTTGCTCGTCGCCTGCGCACGGATGACCATTTTCTGGTGCCGTAAACGGCTGTTAACATCTGATTCGACAAACTGAATGAATGTCGGGATGATCGACGACAAGTCGTCACGGTTTAGCCATGACGCAATTTCGGACTGGAGTGTGGCGTATGTCGTAATTGTCATCGTCAACTCGTGTAATGGTGCGTCCGGTATGGTCGCGCTTCTTCGGTATTCAGCCAGCGTTTCAGTGCATTCTTGTCGTGAAGAATACCACGCTCCTTAAGCTGCAACAAAACAAGCATAGGAAGACGAGCCACTCTAACCATATCTCCAGATCTGGTCGTCCGTGAAACACCGTTCATCTCTTCCTGGTTAAACTTTGCCACGTCTGAAATGTCAGTCGTATCAATGAAGTGCATCGTGCCATCATGTTCGACTTTCATCTTGGTGAGAGTTCCGGTGAACCCGTCATAACCAAGTGTGAACTCGCCCGGTGCGTAATCTTTATCGCTCATGGTGCTCCCCAAGAGAAAAGAGGGGCGGCGTACCGCCCCTCTCTATTATCAGGCAGAGGTCGTGAGGTTTGCAATCGCTGCATGGGCTTTTTCAGCCTTCATGCGGAGACCGTACTCAACGACGAGTTCTTTCTTCATCGAGTCGCCAGTTGCGGCGATGTCGATTGTTTCGAAAGGACGGAGATACGCAACAGATGCGTATTCTGGGTCGAGAACAAGTGCGAAACGCTCATCGGCAAACCGATTTGGCACCATCGACACCTCACCGAAGTCGGATAAATAGACATCAGCGGTGGCAATAATGCCAGCAGGCTGCACCTGATTGTAGGTGATGCGCTGTTGAGCGATACCTGCAAAGCCAGATGCAACCGTCTTGTTGTACGGACCCGTCATAAGGATCTTCGCTTCGCCGCCCTGTGACCAGACGTTCTGAATTGCCGTCTTGAGCATGGTTTCGGTGAAGGCAACGTCTGTCGAGGTCGAGAGGTTCGTCCAAGCAGCGTTCGGGTAGCCGTTCGGTGAAGACGAAAGCGTCGGAGCGGTTGCACCGTTCGCGACAGAGTTCGTGATCAACCAAGCAGGAACACCAGCGGTGTAGCGAGCTGTTGAGCTGTTGCCAGCTGAAGCAGCTTGGTTCGACAGGAGGATCTTTTCCATGTCGCGCTTGAGTTCCTTTGCAGCCTTGGCTTGGTTGTAAGCCAAGAGCGTACGCATACCGGCCATGTTAACAGCCTGTGCCGTACCAGAAACTGCAACGACCTTGCCGCTGATCTGCGTGTAGTTCGCAACGCGGTTCGTGTCGGTGAAGTCCGTGTTACCGGCATCTGCACCTTCGACCAATGCATTGGAACCGTTCGCTGCTGCGAGCGAGTCCGTTTGCCATTCGAAGTAGGTGTTGTCTGCCGTGTCACGGCCTACGTTCGACATGAACGGAGTCGAGGTCGGGCTGATGTCATAGATGATGTTTGAAAGGTCTTCGCGCTGTTCGTTTACAGCTTGATAGGTTTGTACTTTACTTACGGAAGGCATTATCGTCTCCTACTTTCCATTAGGCCAAAGAGTTTAGCAGCGTCATCGACGCTACCAGTTTTACTGAGACGCATTTTCGCGCGAGCAACTTCGGTCTGCTGCTTCGGAGCGGATGCAGGCGTTCCTGAACGCAACGGCTTCGGACCTTCCTTCTTGTCAGGCTTAGGTCTGTTAGCCATTAACGCGTCATACTTACGCGCCTTCTCCAGAACAAGAATTGCTCGTGGATCGTATGCTTGAGCTAACTCGTCTTCAGAATACCCGACTTTCTGTCCGTATTCCTTCAACGCTGCACGCGCTTCGTTCCACTTGTTCGGATCATTCCATTCTGGGACTTGCTTCACCAAATACTGGCGACCTTGCTCCACAATGGTCTTCAACCGATCTTGTTCTTCCTTCTGCTGCAAGTAGCTGAGACGTTCCTTTTCGGCTTTCGTCGCAGCCAAGCGTGCCTGGTAGTCACGCCATTGCTTTTCGACCAGAGGAAAGTTTAACGGGTCTTCCTTGTGCAACCGTTCCCAATCTGGCTCTTGTGGCACGAGTTCTTTAAGCTGTGCATCAAGCGCATCGATCAGGGTCGCGTATTGCTGGCGCTCCGTTCGAACTGCCTCATACTCTTGCTCGAATGAGACTTTCTCCTGACGGAGTTCGTTCATCCTTCGCGAATAATCGGATTGCCGCTGATAACCTTCGAGAGCCTCTTTAAGCGGAATCTCCTGCGTCTTGCCGTCAATCTTGACGGTTACGAGGGTTTCCGGTGAGAGATTCTCAACCGTGTTACCATCTTCATCCGCGCCAGAATCGGTCTCCTCAGTGTCGTCAGTAGCCTGAGCGGCTAGACCATCTTCCAACACTGGGGTCTCATCGACCTCGTCTGCCGTCGCCTCGGCCTCTAAAGCCTCGGCAGGAGCTGGCTCCGGTTGCGCGTTGGGTTTCGGCTCATCGCCTCCCAGTAGCGCCGCCATACGAGTTGCAGCTTCTGATACGCCGATTTCGCGGGTCTGCGACTGCTCGGCCTGATTGCTCATGTAAATACTCCTATTCTATCGCCCCTTCAAGCGGCGGTTGAACGCGACTACATCTGGGGTACCGGCGAGAGCGTCGATCTGCCCCTGTAGATCTGCGATGGCACGCATCATGTGATACGCGTCATTCCTGACATCAACGTCCTTCGGGTCAGAGGACAACCAGATCTGGGTGTACTTGTCCCGCAAGGCGTTAAAGAGAGCCTTCGTCGCAATGCTGTTCTTGAGCGCTTGGGCAGCGCGGAAGAGATCTTGGTCTTCCATTACATCATCCCTGGCGGCATCATGGGCTGCTGCATCTGTGTCTGCATCATGGCCTGCTCACGCTGTGACTGGATCGAGAACATGGCCTCGATCTCCGCACGCTGCCGGTTCACCTCTGCGTTGATGCTTGCCACATCGACCTGTGCGCCATACTTGGCCTGAATCTCGGCAGCACGGAGCATCACATCGGCAATCAGCTGATCGCGTTTCAGATCTGCGTCTGCCTGCGCCTTTTTGGTTTCGAGTTCCTGCTTTGCGGCAGCGATGAGAATGTCGGCGCGGGTCTTTTCTGCCTCGACCTGTGCCAGCATCTCTGCCGGGTCTGCCTTCTGCTTTGGAGCCATCGCCTGCATGTATTGCTGAATCTGTTCTGGTGTCGGCTCTGAGTAGAACTGCGCGGGATTCTGGAAGCCAGCGAGCTGCGTAATCTGGTTCAGCGTCGAGACATACTGCTGGATCGAGACCATTGGGTTGTTCGGTCCATATTGCTGGAGAATCTGCTCCTGTTTTGCGGCGATCTGCTGCAAGAACATCATGCGTTGCTCATCTGAGCCACGGCCCAAAGCAATGTTGACCACCATGTCCATGTCGGCAGTCCAACCGCGCGGATCGATGGGCACAAACTTATTACGAAGA